TCAGGCTACTACGCCTTATGCACTAAAAACTTAGCGGAGTACGGATAATGGCTTATACAAATATAGACGATCCTTCAGCATATTTTCAAACTAAACTTTATACAGGTAATGGTTCTACTCAATCTATAACCAATGATGGTAACAGCGATATGCAACCTGACTGGGTTTGGATAAAATCAAGAAGTAATGGAAGTTGGAACTCCTTGCAAGATTCATCAAGAGGAGCAACAAAAACTTTATTTTCAAATACAACTAATGCTGAAGTAACTTACACAGATGCACAGACTTCATTTGATAGTGATGGATTTAGTTTAGGTGCTGATGCTAGTGGTGGTAGTGTAAATGTAAGTAGTAGGACTTATGCAGCTTGGCAATGGAAAGCCAATGGTGGTACGACAACATCAGTTTCAGCATCAGGCACAGGAGCTAATTGTATTAACGCTAGTACACATCAAGTTAATCAAGATGCTGGTTGTAGTATTATCACTTACACAGGCAGGGCTGACCAAATAACAGTACATCAACAAACAAACTTAACACATGGATTGGGCGTTACACCAGACCTTACTATTATGAAAAAGCGAGATGGCACAGGTAATTGGGTTGTAATGGGAAAACATATTACAACATCAAGTTCTTATAGTGCTAATGAACATTTACATTTAAATACTGCTGATGCTATAAGTGATGCTGAATATACAGGGTATGTTGCTCCAACTTCAACTTATATATATTTAGGAGATGCACTTGTAAATGACACAGGTGACGATTATGTCTGTTACGCATTTGCAGAAAAACAAGGCTACAGCAAGTTTGGCAAGTATGTCGGCAACGGGAATGCAAATTCAGGTCCATTCATCTATACAGGTTTCAAACCTGCTTGGTTGATGGTCAAAATATTATCAGGAACAACAGCAGGATGGTATATATGGGATATAAAAAGAGAAACTTTTAATCCAAATAATAAATATATAAACGCAGCCGAAGCAGATGCAGAAGGAGAAAATTCAATTTTTGATGTGGATATTTTAAGTAATGGTTTTAAAATGCGAAATTCAAATGCAGGATTAAATGGTAGTACAAATTCATACATCTACATGGCATTTGCAGAAAATCCATTCACAACATCAACAGGCATACCAACAACAGCAAGATAGGAGTATAATTTTAATATGTGGGCATTAGTAGAAAACAATCAAGTAACTCAGGTTTATACCAGACCTAAAGCAATAACCATTGGGGATAATCAATATCCAAGTAATATTATGTCTGTATGGTCTGCTGAAGACTTAGAGGCAATAGGGATTTATGAGGTAGTTGTAGATAACGACAACTTTAAAAATCCATCTTATTACATCAACACAAATCAATCTTTTGATTTTGCTAACGATGTGGTAACTGCATCTTATGGTACAGCCACACCCAAAGCGATAGATGACGTAACCGATGAAGATGATAATGTTACTAGGGGTCTTAAGTGGAACCATAAGCAAGTTATTAACGCACAAGCCGGCGGCATCTTAGAGCCTACAGATTGGATGGTTATACGAGCACAAGAAGGTGGCACAGCGGTTCCTAGTGATATAACAACCCATAGAGCAGCGGTTAGAACTAAAGCAAATGAAATGTGTGTCGCCATTGATGATGCGACAGATGTAGATGCCTTAGCAGCCTTGTATGAATACAACGATGCTGAACCACCTGTCAGACCATTAGGTGAATTTCCTGTTCTCTCATGAAAAAACTTAAATCAATATTAGGAACCTTGGCTCCAACTCTGGGTGCTGCTATAGGTGGACCCATTGGAGGGCAAGCCGGGCAAATACTCAGCAGTATTTTAGGTGTACCCAACAACCCAAAAGCAATTGAGGGTGCTATGAATAACATCACAGCAGACCAAATGGTTGAGCTTAAGAAAGCAGAAATAGATTTTGAGTTGCAAATGAAAGAGCTTGAGGTGGATATTTTTCAGCTTGAAGTTAATGACAAACAAGACGCCAGAGGAAAGTTCAATAAAGACTGGACAGCCAGAATAATGGGTATTGCTGTTGTGGGTGGGTTTATGGGATACATATTTTTAGTAACCTTACAGCCACCAGAACAGAACTCCGAGGCACTTATTAATCTTGTGCTTGGCTACCTTGGCGGTTTGGCTAGTGCTGTTATTTCTTTTTATTTTGGTGCTTCTAACACACCAGATAAAGATGAAGAGTGAAAGACTTATTAAGTGTTGTAGAGACTATAGGTATTCCAGCAGCAGTAGCTGTAGGGATGGGGTATCTTGTTTGGACGCTTTTTAAAAACCTTATAGCCGACATTCATAAAAAATTAGATACCCAACAGGGAATGATTGTTGCCTTAATAGATAGAATAAGGCAGATGGATAATGATATGATAAGGATTGATACTTTAGTCAGAACAGCACTAAAGTTACCACCCGATGTAGATAGGATCTCACGGGCAGATGGGAAAAAAGATCAGAGAAAAGATTAAGGAGTACTTTATGGATGATAACAAAATAGAAACTGTTAATTTTGACGGTTTAGAATATAAAATTGAAGATTTAACCCCAAGAACTTTAGAGGGTTTTAATATGCTTGTTAAGTTACAACAAGAAATTGCGAAAGTATCATATGAACTGCGAATAAATCAAGCGGCGCAAAAACAAATTTCTGAAGAACTTAAAGTAGCTATTAGGGAAGACAAAATAAAGCATGTGGAAAAGGAAGAAGAATAGCTGGAAATACTTTACTGAAGATGAAGTAAAGTGCAAACATACAGGTTTATGTAAAATGGATGATGACTTCATGCATAAACTTGATACAATACGAGAAGAGGTAGGAGTGCCTTTTGTTGTAACGAGTGCTTATAGGGATAAAACTCATCCAATAGAAGCCAAGAAAAAAACACCAGGAGCCCATGCATCTGGTAAGGCAATCGATATACTAATACGTGGCAAGGATGCTTTAAAACTAATTGAAGTAGCCCTTAAACATGGTATTACAGGGTTAGGAGTAAAACAACATGGCGATAGCAGATTTATTCACCTCGACACCCTCGAAGCAGAACCAATGCGTCCGCGCCCACATATATGGAGTTACAAGTGAGCGACCCTATAGCACATAGACTGGAAAAACTAGAAAGCAAAATTGATAAGCTATCAGACGCTGTCATTGCAATTGCAAGAATAGAAGAAAGAGTAACGACTGTATTGAAACAAAATGACCGATTTATAGCTAGAATGGATAGACTTGAAAATAGAGTAGAAATTGTCGAACAAAAAGCTATAGTAAATTCAAAAGGGGTTAGTATGTTTGAAAGGGCCTTTTGGGTTGTCTTCGCAGGAATCATTAGCATAATCGTGTATACTTTCAGATGATATGGCGTATTTTAAACTTATCCAGTTTGGTGGAATTGCTCCGCAGGTCTCACCTAGATTACTAGAAGACACCCTAGCCCAAACAGCTTCAAACGTTAACTTAGAAAGCCAACGTTTAACTCCTATAACTGATGACACAGTTGTAAACCCAAAAGCAGATGTAACTACTTTGTCTAATTCTAATAGAAAAAGTGTTTACAAATACACAGATACACAATGGCTACAGTTCGATGAAGACGTAGATGTTGTACCTGGGCCTATAGCAGGTGATACAAACAACACTGTTTATTGGACGGGGCAATCTTTCCCTCGTATGGGAAGAAGCACCAATATAATAGGTGGAACTGTATACCCTAACGCATTTTTTAGGTTGGGAATTGAAGCCCCCCCAAATACACCAGCCGTTGCAATTAAGACACCGGTAGCAATTAACGCTACGTTAACTACGGTCACTAGCTCTCCTTCAATAACGGTTACCACGGCTAGTAATCACGGAGCTTCGGTTGGAGAATATGTTAAGCTTGCAGGGTTTAGTGCCCAAAATGCTGTTCCTGCAGACAACTTAAATCAAGAGCATCGCATATTAACAGTACCTAGTGCTACAACACTGACTATTAAAGTTTCAGTAGATGCAACTGGAGCTAGTACATCTAGTAGTGTAACTGACGGGGCTACTTTTAATGCTACAACAGATGCGTTACCGGACTTTTCTACTTCTTATGTTTATACATTTGTAAGTTCCTATGGGGAGGAAGGACCTCCATCGGCAGCTTCTACAGTAATCACAACTGATGACAACGCTGTAATTACTGTAAGTAACTTATCAACAGCCGGTGCTAAATCAAATAATAATTTTGGTTCTAGTGCTGGTACAAAACGTATATACAGATCTAATACGGGCTCTAATACAACAGCTTTTCAGTTTGTTGCAGAAGTTTCAATGGCAACTACTAGTTATGATGATACATCTGATAATGATGAGTTAGCTGAAGTTATACCCTCTTATTATTGGGTTGCACCACCAGACGACGATACTAATGTATATCCAGATGGACCAATGAAGGGTTTAACGGCTTTACCAAATGGAATAATGGCAGGTTTTACTGGTAAGCGTATATGTTTTTCTGAACCCTTTTTACCTCATGCTTGGCCTACTTCTTATCGCACAGCTATAGAAGATAACATTGTAGGCATGAAAGCTGTTGGTAATGGTTTAATTGTAACTACTGAGGGCTCGCCATATTTAGTTGCAGGGTCGGATCCTGCCTCTATGAGTGCAATTAAAATTGAATCTACTCAAGCCTGTTTAAGTAAAACATCAATGGTAGATATGGGCCAATATGTTATTTATGCAGGGGCAGAAGGGTTAGTTGCAGCTGCGGGTACAGATGTACAAATTATTACTGAAGGACTAATAAGCCCAGACCAATGGCAATCTACTTACTACCCAAGCACTATTAATGCTACTTTGTGGAAAGGTAGATATTTAGGTTTTTACAATACAGGTTCTGGATTTGGTGGTTTTATATTTGACCCTAGAGGGGGTAAAAATGCACTAACTGAGTTAACTGCAAGTGCACTTATTAGAGGTACGTTTACTGATCCTGATGACGGCAACGCCTATTTAATTATTGCAAACCAAATTAAAAAGTTTCAAGGTGGTACAACAGACCAAACATATACTTGGAAATCTAAAGACTTTGTTCCTCCAAAACCAACTAGCATGGGGTTTGTTAAAGTAGATGCTGAAGCATTTCCTGTTACAGTAAAAGTGTATGGGGACGGCACTTTGTTTTATACAGGAACTATTGCTCTTTCTGGCACACAACACTCAGTCTCAGGCAGTTATGTTAATGCTGCCGGTAGTACTGTAAGTATAAGTTCTACTAATATACCTGAACCCGTTCTTCGGCTACCACCAAGGGTATTTAAAGACTTTGCAATAGAAGTATCTTCTGCAAAAGTAATTAACGAAATTTGTATCGCTGAATCAATAGACGAACTAAGAGGAATCTAATGGCCGAGACTAAAGTTCCAGCCCTTAAAAATATTCCGGCTCAAGTAGATAGAGAAACAGGACTAGCTTTAGAATCTATGAAAGAAGCACTAGAAGTGCGGCTTGGCAGAAGGGGTGATCCTAAAGACAGAGCTGTAACTTTACGCGAGCTTATAGACAGCGGTTTAGCTACAGATCTAGCTCAAGAACCATACAACCCAAACACTGGCGCAACTGGTTTTGCTCCACTTAGAGAAAGACCAGGAGATGTGGTTGTACCACCATCTCCTACAGTGCTTACTGCTAGTGGCCTTTTTACCGATGTTCTTTTGTCTTGGAATCAGTCTACTAATACTGCTCCTTATGGAAATCATGCTTTTACAGAAATTTGGAGATCACAAAGCGAAGATCTAAGCAGTGCAGTATTGGTTGGTACTACTAGTGCTTTTATATACACAGATAAAGGGCTTGAATATGATAGTACTTATTATTATTGGGTAAGGTTTGTAAGCACTTCTAATACTCCAGGGCCCTGGTCAAACATGGCTAGTGCTACAACGGTTGAAAACATAGGGGCGACTATGGCCGCTCTTAGCGAAACATTAGCAGACTTACCCGGGTATAATTTATTAGCTACAAGTACAACAGCGGCGACTATTATTAAAAGTTCTAGTCAGCCTAGCACTAGAACTAATGGTGATGCTTTACAACCCAATGATATTTGGTTTGATACAGATGATGGTCAAATCTATACAAGAAATGTAGCAAACAATGCTTGGGTAGCCGGACGCGATGCAACGTTAGTTAATGTATTTGGTGCTACAAGTTTTACTGGCAGTACTTTAACTGCGGCTATGGCTACTGCTCAATCAGATATTGTTACTGTTACAAATGCACAAAGTTCTACTGCTAGTTCTTTATCAAGTCTTAGTAGCACCGTTACCAGCAACAACAACACTTTAACTGCTAGTGTTAACACCTTAAACACAACCACTGCGAGTCACACTGGTGATTTAAATGCTATGTTTGTGTTGCAAGTTGCAACTGAGTCTAATGGTAGTAAGTCAGCTGCTGGTATGGTTGTTGGGTCAAACGCAAGCAATGGTTCAGGGGCCCAGTCCTACGTACAGTTTCAAGCAGACAAGTTTGCTATTTGGAGTGGGTCTAGCAATATTGCACCTTTTATTGTTGATGGTGGTGTGGTTTACATAGACCAAGCGCGAATTAAAGATGGTGCTATTTTAGACGCAAAAATTGGTAGTTTAAATGGTGGAAAAATTACAGCAGATAGTATTACAGCTACTCAAATAGATGCTAATACTATTACAGCCACTCAAATAGCCACCGATACTATTACTGCCACTCAAATCGCTGGTAACACTATTACTGCGGGCGAAATAGCTGCTAACACTATTACGGCAAATGAAATTCTTGCTAACACTATTACGGCAAGTGAAATTGCAGTTGGTGGTATTACCGCTGATAGAATTAATACAGCTAACTTAACTCTGCCATCATCAGGAGCAGCCGCACAAACAATAGGCCCTTGGACCCCATCAAACACTATGCAGTATAAGTATGTTACAAGCGTTGGATCAGGAGCCGGGTTTTATCATGGCTTTGTAAGACTCCAGGGAATTACTAACCACATTAAAACAGTTAGTTTAGTTTATTTTGACTCAGCAACCTCTGCTATAGTGTACAACAGCGGTACAACAGATAAATTACCCGGACAGGTAGATAGGTTTTTTTCTACCTCTGATTCTGCAAATATTCCACAAGCATTTGAATACACGGGTAGCAACACCGTAAACTTGTTTATTCTTGCACAAGCGGACTCTGCACCAGACACCTTAACAGTAACAGCAAGATTCTATAAATACAGCACTTAATGGAGAATAGCAGTGAGTGAATGGACAATGCGCAATTACACTTATACATATGAGTTAGTATCGTATAAGACAGAACAAGAAGGAGATATTACTGACATCGTAACAGAAGTAAATTTTAATGTTACAGCTACAGATACCTCTTCTAATACTGTAACTTTCCCTTGGAGGTTTGTTTTTTGTAAGTACACAACATCAGGAACTTGTCCGATGACTGGCAAAACCATAAACTTTACACCACTTGCAGACCTTACGGATGCAAAGGTTATCGGATGGGTTAAATCAGCTTTTGCATATCAAGACAGGGACATAATGTTAAACCACCATGCCGCACAACTACTAGAAGGCAGAACAGCTGATAATCCAGCACCATCAGAGTAAAGGCTTGCACCTTTGAAATCCTAAAGGTATTATAAGTTATGAAATGCGGAGGTATAAATCAAATGGGTATGAAAGGAATGTACAAAAAGAAGCCTGCTAAAAAGAAAAAGCCAGCTAAAAAAGGTAAAAAGAAATCTTCATACGGTTACTAACCGTGGAAGATGAAGTAATAGAACACTTCTAAGGAGAGATAAATGGATAAAGGATCTATCTACACAGCTTATAAAGCATCGCTTGAAGGACAACGGGCCCAGGTCAGTTTAGACCTAGAAGTCCTTACTTCAAACGCAACTTCTATACCAGAGCACACTAACTTTACAGAGTACTTAGATCAGCTAGTTGGTAAATTAGTTGAGATTAATGATAAAATAAAGTTAGTTGATTTTTTAATTGCACAGGAGAAAACAGATGGCGTCTAGAACACCAGGACCAAAAAAACCCGGTAAAGTAGGAGACATGAAGGTCGAAGAAACTAAAATGCAACCTAATGTGCCTAACCAAGAACTTTCTACTGATGGATTTACTTTAATGAGTGAGGCTGAAGTATCAGAAAAATTAGACAACATTGTTTATAAACCTAAAAAACCTAAAGGAAAGTAATGAAAATGATGAAAAAAAAGAAACCGGCTAAAAAACTTACAGCAAAACAAAAAACTTTGCCTGCATTTTTACAGAAAAAAATTGCTAATGCTAAAAAGAAAAAGAAAAAATAATGCCTAGAAAAGCTAAAAGACCCTCCCAACAGGTTAAAAAGAAAAGCATTTCTAAACGCCAAGAGGCATCCCTAAAAAGACATAGCAAACACCACAGCACAAAGCACATGGCTTTTATGAAGAGGCGTATGCTTATGGGTGATACCATGAGACAAGCACACAAAAAAGCTATGGCTAAAACTGGCAAGTAATGACTACCAGAAACTATCGGCAGGAATACGATAGATATCAAGGCACCACCACACAAAAGAAACGTAGAGCAGCTCGAAACAAAGCACGCCGTTTAATGATAGCTAAAGGCAAAGCCAAAAAAGGTGATGGTAAAGACGTTGCACATAAAGACAACAACCCTTTGAACAATAATCCTAAAAATATTAGAATGGAAAAGAAGAAATCAAATCGTTCTTTTAAAAGAACTAAAAACGCAAGGAGAGCATAATGCCAACACCTACAAATAAAAAATTATATGCAAGAGTAAAAGCAGAGGCTAAAAGAAAATTTAAAGTTTACCCATCAGCATATGCAAATGGCTGGTTAGTTAAAACTTATAAAAAAAGAGGCGGAGGCTATAGAAAGTAATGGCTAGTGCTAAACCAAAAGGTGGCCTAACAAAGTGGTTTAAAGAAGAATGGGTTGATATAGGAAGAAAGAAAAAAGGCGGTGGACACGCGCCTTGTGGTAGAAAAAAAGCTTCTACTAAGAAAAAAGGTTATCCTAAATGTGTCCCTAAGTCTAAAGCAGCTAGCATGACAGCTGCACAAAAAAGAAGTGCAGTTAAACGCAAACGTGCTAAGGCCCAAGGTGTAGGCGGTAAACCCACAAGAGTTAGAACAATGGCTAAAAAAAAGACTACTAGGAGACGAAAATAACTGTAATTTGCTATACTATCGTCTTAGCTCTTTTATTAATGAGTATAATTATGTATATCGAATATATTGAAAAGTTTTTGGATAAGGTAAAAAAAGCCTATGCAAAGCTGTTTAAGAATAATTTAAAACAACCAGTAAGGAAAAAACGTGCCCCGCAAAAAAGAAAACCCAATACGAAAAACAACAAGAGGTAAGGGCGCCAACTACCGAAAGACTAAGTCAGGCGCTGGCATGACTAAGAAAGGCGTAGCCGCCTATCGTAAAGCAAACCCAGGATCTAAATTAAAAACCGCAGTAACAGGAAAAGTTAAAAAGGGAAGTAAAGCTGCTAAAAGACGTAAGTCTTTTTGCGCTAGATCTGCAGGACAGATGAAGAAATTCCCTAAAGCTGCAAAAAATCCTAATTCAAGACTAAGACAAGCGAGAAGGCGCTGGAAGTGTTAATTTTTTGCACTTTTTAAAAAAACAGCTTCACCACGTGCCCGTAGTGCGCATATCACTACTAAGTCAATGCATTTGCTTGCATTACATCAATAATTAACTGACGGCCTTCTGAGGAGCTTGTACACCCTTTCCACGTTTTAGCTGTCTTATACCGTAGTTTTCTGCCGCATTTCGTAGATTTATGATTTTTTTCTCTATTTTAGAGAAAGTATTCCAATCTCGAACCTCGGTCGCGGTTCGTCCGCAACCTCTACAGCGATCATCACCCCATTGAGTACAAGAACATATGCCAACACATGGGCAATCTGCCACACTAGTGCACCGTCCTAAAGTTTTTGAATGTTGGGTAAAAAGTCCAACTTCCTTCATTTAATCCTCCAGTAGAGTAACGAGCTTTGCTAAATACCATTGAGCCTTTTTTAAATCCTCAATTTTGTTTTTATACTCATATCTCCACAAGTACTTAATTACATTGCCTTTACAGTATCCAGCAAAGGCTTCTTTTTCCATGCTTTCTTCTATTGCGTCAATGCACTCTATACCGCCTTGATTATAATGAGGTGGTTTGTTTACCATATCCATATTTGAATTCCAATACATTTGATTAATTGTCCGTATTTAAACATCTGTTACTTATTTTATCGATATATGCTTCAAAAGTCACGGCACACCTTAAAAAGCAATCTAAATAAAAAAATTCTGCTAGTGGGTTGTCTGTTATACAAACACCGTCTGGATATCCCAGGACTATGTATGTAGGTAGTTTATGTGTGTGCGCCCGCTGGATCCAGAGGCGTTGTTGTTGAGAAAGGTTGATGGGTACTTTTGACGTACCACGGTCAGGTAAAGATTGCACATACTTATATTCTACAAAACAAAAGCCGCCAGGGCCGGAGTAGAATGCGTCAGGAACACCCCCATGATATGGGTCGTTGATTTTCCACTTATAAATTTCTTTAGGAAGTTTTTTGTGGATTTTGTTTATGAAGTCCTTTTCTTTCATTATACAAAGCTTGCAGCTCTGGCCACTTGTATAGCTTTTTAGTTATTGAATCATAGTAATTACCTTTTGGGCAACTACATTCAACTTTTATTTTGTTACAGGTTGAACATTCCATGGCTAGATACATATGTGTAGTGTACATGATGCGACAGTATATGTCGCACCGTGTACGTAAAGTGATTACTTAATGCTTTCAAACACTGTTTTTGCATTGTTGTAATCGTCGTCAGTTGCCCATCCAACTTTTTCAACTTGGATATTATAGAACTTTTGACCTGTTCTATTTTCTGTTCTAACAGAAGACATTTTCCATAATGCTGAAAAACGATCTCCACTTAGACCTGCGATTTGAGTATTCCATTCTCTGGATACTCGCAACTTAGAAGACGCACAGTCAAATAAGAATGGGACGTCAAGATTTCCTGACTCTTCATTTTTTCTTATTAACATGTGAGAGTGAGTCTCAGTAATATCATAATCCTCTGGATTAAGATTTTGAGTTTTAAGAGATTCAATAGCATCTTCTTTGCTTGCAAAGCTACCTGCTAATCCTCCACCTTTCTCACGTTTCTTCCACGCTACAAACTCTTCAGTAAATCGTATGTTTAACACATAGATTGACTGCCCATAGTTTTCTCGCGTTACAGTATTAATGAAGTCGCCAACTTTGGCTCCTTCAATGTACTCACTGTGTTGCTCGTCAACCTCATTGCTAAGCTGTTGTAATTGCTTAACTCTGGGAGTTTGTAAATGAGCTGCAGTAATGTTTTCATTACCCAACCCGCTGCCTTTTTGTACATGCGCCGGCACTTTATCGCTTACTAGTGTAATATCAGTCATCGTTATTTCTCCGTTTTTCGTTGATATTATTATTTAGACCTGAAGTTCATTCGGGTCAGTTCAGTTGCTTCTACGCCTGGGACTTCATGTCCCATTTGTATTAGCTCCCTATAGGCTGTTGCTGACATGCGTTTTTGCATTAACTCGAACTGCCCAGTGGCAAGTACGTGTTCATGCACCGCGTCCCAGTTACGTACTGTAGGGACTATTTCCTGTTTAATGGAAACAGTACACGCATCATTACCAACTCGATCAATTCCTTGATCTTTTAAGCTGATAACAATCTGTGTTTCTAGATCATCCTTTTTTGCTTTAAGGACTTTCTCTTGTTCATGTAAATCGACAATAGATTGTCGGGTTGTGGCTAATTCATTTAGCATTTCATCCATATTCATTAGTGTATGGTCTCCGTTTCTGAGGGTGGTTTTGCAAGATATACCTCATCAGTTAAAGTTAAAGCCTCCTTGCCGGCTTGTGAAATAAGTTCTTCCATAGTGTTTGGTAACTCTTCATCTTTAGTAGCACGGGTGTGTACTAGCTCAGTTACTGCAAAAACTAATGCAATAGCAATAGCTTCCGATGGTCGTTTTAAGATATCAAGAATTGCATCTTTCATGAGTTCTTGTAGTTTTTCAAAAGGTATATCATTTGTCATTGTTTAGTGCCGTTAGTATGTGTAATAAGTTTTCCATTTTGCCTAATTTGCTGTCTAGTTTTTTGTATACATCTTCTTCCCAGGTTTTTTGTGCAGCAATAAGAATTGTTTCTGTTTTGCTTTTTTGACCTGCTCTGTATATACGTTTGTTAAACTGTTGGAAATGTTCAGCATTGTAAGTAGGTGAACACCATATAGCTGTGGTAGCTTTTGTAAGTGTAAGTCCATGACCAGCTGATTGTGGATGACAAAAAAGTACTTGTATGTGGCCGGCTTGAAAGCGTTCTACAATATCTTTGCGTTTGTGTGCAGGTACTGATCCATCTATAAGCTCGTATGTAATGTTTTGTTTTTCTGCTATTTCTATAAGGGCATCACGTTCGTGTTTCCAATTAAAAGCAACAATAGAATGTTTACGTGATGCAACTAGTTGCATAACAATATCGTAGCGTTCTTGATGCAAGTATTGAACGTTGCCGTCTTCGTCGTACACGCCACCTGATACTAGTTGCAATAACTTTTTAACTCGGGCCCCTGCATGTACTGCGTTAATAGTGCCAGAGTTAGTATATAAAACAGATTCTTTAACAAAGATATCGTACATAGATTGTACTTTTGGGGACAATTTTGTACGTACAGTTCGTACAATATTTTCTGGAAGGTCTATGCAATCTTCTAATGCATAGCGAATAGTGATGTCGCTTAGCTTAGCAGCGACTGCTTCTTCGATACCAGGTTTGTCAATCCATTCATTAGCAAAACCATTAAAACGTGGTGTACAAACTTGGTTACGAAAGGCCCAGTAGCGCTCCCCTAGATGTTCTCCGTCATCTACAAGAAGCACTGGGTGCCATAAATCTAGAATAGTATTACTATTAGGAGTACCAGACATGGCAATCCTATTAGTAAAATGTGAGATAAGCGATCTAATATTTTTACTGCGTTGTGCTGATTGGTTTTTAAAAGCAGTAAATTCATCAATAACGATTGTAGAAAACTTTTTAACATAATGTGGATTTTTTTGTAAAAAATTAACAGCCTCAAAGTTTGTGATGACCATGTCAAATGAATCGTCTTCAAATATTTTTTTGCGGTTTTTAGCATATGCAACTCCGAAATTAATATCAGGTTGAAATTTACGTACGTCTTCTGCCCATGCTGCTTCTAGTATTGATAGAGGGGCAAGAACAAGCGTTTTACCTGATAGGTTAACGTGGGCGTCAAGAACAGCACGTGTTTTACCTGTACCTGGATCTGATGTAATAAGACATCTAGGGTGGTTAAGAATAAAGTTAGTGGTATTAGCTTGATGCTCATAGGGTAGGGGTATAGATTGTTCGTCAGTCATTGT